GGTCCGTGGCCCACTGTTCGAATTCCATCGAAAGCACCTCCAATGCGCTGTCCGGTTTGGCGTGGGCGGCGACCTGCGCCCAGGTCTCCTCGTCCGCTCCCAACGCCACGAAACTCACTTCGCCCAAAACACTCTTCCGGGCGATGTACAAAGGCCCGGTAAACTCCCGGTTATTGGCCGTGGCCGTGCGGCCCTCGCCGATGAACACGACTTTCTCCGCGGTCGCCCCCAGCGACGCCTGCCAGGGAAATCCGTTCTCACTGGTGGCGATGATCTCTTGGGCCGTTGCTCCGGCGCCCGAGATCACGCCCGCCACTTCCATCGCTCGGTCCGTCACGCGGATGTCGTCCGTGTGCCCCACGATCTGCGCCGCGTTGTGGTCCTTGAGAATCGGCCGGGACTTCCTGGGAATCCGCAGTCCGGCCAGATCGACCACGACCGGGTAACGCCAGCCCGCCAACTGCATCGCCCCGCCCGTATAGGCCGTCATCGTGAAGCGGCGCAACGGGGGTTTGTCACCTTCGATCGGCTGGGCCGCCGACAACTGGATTCCGCCAGCGTCCGCACTCGCAATGCGCAGGTGCGACGGCACCCGGTCAGTTGTCGCTGACGGTTTGCTCGACTTCGGCATCGTCTTCCTCGTCCTGTTGCTGTGGATTGTTGGAGAGCGACTCTCCCACACTCAGGCCCAGTTCCTCCATCAACTGGCGTTCCTTGGCGCGCTGGCGCAGTTCCGACTCCCAGTCGCGTCCCTGCCGGGCATACTCGTTGGCCAGAGTGGTGGTGTGGTTTGCCAGGCGGGTCGCCTGGGCGCTGGCCTCTTTCAACGGATCCACATGTTCGTGGCCGTCCCAGAACCATTGGTGGGAAAGGTCTGGGTCCAGCGTGCGCAGAGACTCGGGCAGGTAGTCATCGATGAGCACGGCCTCGTCCAGCCAGGCCGCAAAGATGCGATCCAGCACGACCAAGCCCAGGTGCGATTGGTCTACCCGCAGCGATTTGAAGTACGTTTGATGATCGAGCCGACCGCTGGCGTAGTTGTAGCCGCTCGAATTGCCGGCCGCGACGTTGAACGGCATGTTCAGGCAGCGGGCGATTTCGTTGAGGACTTCCCTCTTAAATTCCGAAAAGCCGGTCGCCGGTTGCTGGGCCTCTAATTGACTCATGCGCCATCCTCCGGGCATGGTCACGAGGGCGCGCGACTCGAGTTCAATGGGCTCAAACGGTTCGGCTGGATCCGCTTCGCCGCCGGCCGGTGCGTCGGTGTAAAGAATCCCCGCGAAGTTGGCGGCCGTCTCGGCGGCCGCAATCACCGCCAGCGTGAAGCGACGCAGTTGGGCGAACAGTGGCAAAGCCGGTGTGATGTCCGGAATACCACGGCTCTGGCCCGGTCGGTCACAGCGGAAGAAGTGAATCATGGACCCAGCGGGGATCCGATCGTACGTGAAATCAAACAGCGCGCCCGCATCGCCCGGATGGCGGCGCAGAACGTGGTACACCAGTGGGTTGCCCGCGTCGTCGAATTCGATGCCATCCACGGCGTGGGGATCGTTCAGCGACAGGTCGGGCGTGGTCACCTGGTCGGCCTCGACCAGACGTAGGTCCAATTTCACGGGCACCTGCAAGCGGCCGTTGTTGGTCAGCAGGGCAAACGCTTCCCCATCCTCTGCTCTCGCCATGCGCATTGTGCGCAGCTTGTCGGCCAAGCTCACGGCTTGCGACCAGTTGCCGAACTCTCGTTCCACGATCCGGTTGGCGTTGGGGTCCGGCGAGAGCATCTGCAGGCGGGGTCCCGTGCCGATCGTATCGTTGGCCAGCGTCAGCACGATGCCCTTGGCGTAGCTATTGTTGGCCACTTCGTAGCGGCTGCGGTTGCGCAGAATGCGCCGCACGTCGGGACTGGCCGCCGCGTTGGCCGACAGGTCATCCGCGTTAGCCCAATGCCGATAGTTGTCGAGGTTGGTAGCCGCCGCGTCATAGCGCGCGAAAAGAGACCGGAGCCGGGTAGTACGTGCGGGAACCCGACGCACCATGGCCGGCGACGCATCCTGTCGTCGCCACGCAATCCTTCGCAACCAATTGAGCATCCGTTGCTCCGACTCCGGTCAGTGGCCCTGGCGACTACGCTGTCCCTGGCGGGCAGATCTTGTTGAACCGCAGCCCGCGACGCTTCTTGTTGGCCGCGTCCTTCGCGGCCAGGTAGCGATCGGCGGCAATCTGATCCGGCAGATCGTGTTGCTCGACCGAACCCGCGTCGCCAGAAACTTTGGCGGGTCCAGCGGCGTTGTCACGAATTGTGTCGTCGAGTTCGTCGGCCATAGGGCAGTTCCCAATGCGGGCGCAAATTGCGGTCCCCTATTTGGATAACTACCCGGTTTGACGGGGAAGTGACGAAAAACTCACCGAGTTCTGTCGAAATGGTTCCATTACTGTACTTCTGCCCCTGCGGGGAATCGGTGAATGGGCCCGTATCTCCCGTCAATCGACCGACGCCGTACCAGCGGATCCCGCTGCAGTGCTCTGGTGATATTAGCCTGCAGGCTGTGCGGACACTGTGCCCAAACTCCATGTTCAGGCGCTAACCTGACGATCTCCTCGACCGTCAATGGCCCCCTCGTTTGCAGAATGTGGCGCACGTAGGCAGCGGCACCAATCCGTCGACGGGTGTTGTTGTAGCGGGGCTTGAGTGCGTCGATGAAGTCCTCCTCGACTTCATCCAACTCTCCCAGCGAGCACGGTAGGTATACGGCCATGTCAAACTTGATTCGGCCGCGGTCGAGATGCTCGTTCACGCGTCGGACAACGTCAGCAGACTGGCCGACATAAACGATGTCCTGGTCTTCAATCAGGAAGTACACGCCACAGATGCGCGGAGGAAGAACCAGTTTCCTGACATCACCGATTGGCCTGCACGCGAGCTGTCCCGCTACTGACTGAATCCGCGTTATCGCATCCATGTTCCGGACTCTTCTCCTGTATCCGTTCACGAGTAGCCACTCGACGCCCGCAATACCTGCATTCCCGCAATCGAAAAACGTGGCTGGCGCGTTGTCGGGTGTAGACGACGTACAGCACCGCGCAGCCACAATCCGGACAACAAAGGCCTCTGGTTGGTTTCGGAATGGAGCCCGTCATCGCCGCCTCCGCTGCAATTCGGCAAAACTCACCCGCGCACGCTTGGCCGGCGCTGCCTCGCCCGTACCTGGCAGCGAGACGCCCTGCATCGACGCCGCCACCGCACAGCCCACCAGTCCGTCCAGCCAGTGGTTGTCGCCATGCTCCGGGCGCCACTTCCATTCATCGACCGTCCGGCCGCGTCCCTCTGTTTTCACGCGGTATTCCGCCGTGAGATGCTCGGCAAACAGTCGGTGCATGTCCGGGCTGTCACCAAATAGCGACAAGCAGCTCCGATCTCCCAGGGGCACCGCCAGTCGAGCCTGGCAGAAACTCTTCCAGTAGTTGGTGTCGTAGACGACGTGCCGCACGGCCCGCTTGCCGTGGACGTTGGGCATCCGCCAGTTCAAGCCCACGCGGTCTCCGGGATGTCGCCGGTACTCGAAGAACGGTTGGCTGGACGCGCCCACGAACCGCCCGTGGCTAGGCATGACCACAGAGGCATGGGCCGACTGCCGGCAGAACTGGTAGACCACGTCGGTGGACGAACCCCAGTTGGCGTCGATCAGGCAGCGGTCGATCCGCAACCTGGCGCCGTCGTCCCGCCGCCACTCACGTCCCAGGTAGTTGCCGGTCAGCCGTTCCAGGCCGGCGTAAAGGGCACCCTCCAGCCCACTGGCTTTCGTCGCCAGCGTCAACGTGTACCGAGCGTCGCGCAGCGTGAAGTAGGGCCGCTTCTGCTCCGGGAACGTGCCGTAGTCGATCACGTAGCCCGTGAAGTCGTCCTCCCAGGCAGCCACAACGAAGAACAGCAGATTGGCTTGCACGTCGACGAACATGGTCAGGTGCTGGCAGCCGATGGGCACCTCGCCCCGCTGCCGGCGGTTTATCTTGCCGGCGATCTGGTCCGCCGTGAGTTCGTCCGACTGGGCGACTTCCTCCGGTAAAGGCTCATTCTGGTACTCGGCATAGAATGCCGCTTCGTCCTGCAGCTTCAGATTCATGGCGTGCTGGATGGCGGAGAGCTCGTCGTGATTGAACCGCTCGGGCCAGGCAATGATCGCGCCTTCGTCCATGGCTTCACGCTCGGTGGCGTAGTACTCGGTCGCCAGCCGGATGTCTCCGTACATCCGCAGACTCTCGGCCCGCAGTTCCGCGTAGCGTTGCCACCGCTTCTCGTCTGTCGGAAACGCATACACCATCTTGGTCCGCTCCCCATTCCACTCGGGATGCTGATCGCGGCTCAGAATGCTGTCCGCCATGTCGCCCGGCCGAATGACCGTGCACGGCATGATGCCCGAGATCTTCTTGCCGGGACCAGCCAGACCGAGCACGGCCCCGGCGAGAATGGCTTCGCGCGTCGCACACTGCGACAGCGAGCGGGCCGATTCATCGGTCTGCGGATCATCGAGCACCACCAGCGAAGGTCGCACCGTGTGGCCATCGGCGCGCTTGTACTTCATCCCGCGAATGCGACCGGTGATGCCCGCGACCTTGATGATGGCGCCGCTGGCCACGCTGTGGGGCATGGTGGGTAGCACGACTTCGCGGGCCGTCCAGCCAATGTGGGTGCGCTGGCCTTGGTACAGTTGCCCGTTGCAGCGATTGGCGATGCCGTCCAGACATTGAATGGGATACACGACTTCGGGGAAGTCGGCCAGCAAGAGGTCGTTGCCGTCGAGTTCCGTCTTGATCGCGTCGAGCATGTCCATCGCATGGCCTTCGTCGCTACCGATGAGGCACACGAAGTCGCGATGACCGTAGAGCACCGACCAGATGCAGGCCGTTTCACAGATCGAGCTCTTCCCCGAGCCGCGCGGCATGGCCATGGCAAACAGGCCTCCGTGCAACACGGCCTGCTCGATCTTCGAAATCACTTTCAGATGATCCGGCGACCAGGGAAGGTGGAACGTCAGCGGGAAGTACGACTCGCAGAAGAACCGAAAGTCGGACGCGGCCTCTTCTTTCCGGTCGGGATCCACGACGGCGGGCAATTCACCGATGTCGCGACCGGCCAATGCCAACGCCGCATTGCGCGCCCGAGCCCGCTCCTTGGCCTTTTCGTACGGGTCGCCTTCGGGCTCGGGTCGCGGCTTGTGGCGCACCTCGATCAGCCAGGCCACGTACCGCAGCAGATCCACGTGCCGACCGTCCCCGATGCGCAGCCCGGCACGCGAGCGGTGACGATGCAATTGCCGCTCGTTAATCACTTCGCCCAGCGGCGTCGAGTTGAGCAAGCGGCACAATTCGCTGGGGCGGAGTTTGCGGGGATCAGTCGGCATGGCCCATGCCCCTCAATAACCAGGCGGCGTAACACATGAGGTTGATCGTGCCGTCCGCGTTGCGCGGCGCGCCGGCTTCCATATCGGCGGCGATGTGCTCCACGGGAACCTGCACTTTGGCGGCTGCGGAAAGCAGCTTGGCGGCCTGTTCGATCGTCAGGCGATTGGGATCCACGGCCCCACTGGCGTTACCCATTCAGGGATTCCTTTCCACAGATGGCCGCCGTTTGCGACCGGACGCCCCGAGCCGCGTCCTGAATGCCAGGTGGCCACACGAATGGCCCTTCCCCTCCGATCGCGACGTTGCCCAATTTGGGGCCCACTGCGGCCGCCATTGTCCGCCAATCGCCATTCTGAAAAACCTGCGGAATTCCAGCTGACTTGCCGCCCGGAGCGCTTGATGTTTCTTGGCCCGCATGGCTCTGTGTGACTGTCCGAACGGGGAATTCCGACCACGAACGACACGAGGAGCACGCACCATGACTATTGACGAATTGATCGCTCGCCTGGAAGAGTACCGCGACGAGATCGGCGGCGACACCGAGGTACGCCTGATGACGCAAAGCAACTGGCCCTTTGAGAACGACATCTTCGGGTTGGCGTCGGGCCAGGAGATCAACGACGCCGCGGACGAAGGCGACCCGCACGACGACGGCGATGTCGAAGCGGACCAGGTGGTCTACATCTGTGAAGGCCAGCAGTTGTGCTACGGAACGAAGCGAGCCTGGGAGGCCGCTCACTAAAGCCGAAACGCGCCCGACGCCAGTCGGCGCGTCGCGGCGGGTGGTTCCCGCCGCCTGAAGATGGCAGCCCAACCATCGCGAACGATTCTCAACAGGAGCCAGATCATGGCGACCAAGAAGACCACGATGAAGAAGACGACCACGAAGAAGGCCTCGGGCGCGAACGCCGCGACGAAGAAGGCGTCGCCCAAGGCCAGGCCAAAGGCCGAGGAGAAGGCCAAGAAGCTCAGCGCCGTCGATGCAGCGGCGCAGATCCTGGCCGATACGAAGCAGGCGATGAATGCCAAAGAGTTGATCGACGCGATGGCCGCCAAGGGCCTCTGGACCAGCCCCGGCGGCAAGACGCCGCACGCCACGCTGTACAGCGCGATCACCCGGGAGATCAGTACGAAGGGCAGCGACGCCCGCTTCCAGAAGACGGAACGCGGGAAGTTCGCCGCCAACGCCTGACGGCCACGCTTCGCCACACGTCGCCCACGAGGCCCGCAACCGGGCCTCTTTCTCATTTGGGCGCGACGACACTGAATTCGACAGCGGCTGTGTTGAATCTGTCCGCAGGTTCCATCGGACTTGACCCGTCCGCTTCGCCCGAGTAGGATTTCGCACCTTTTCCGGACAAGGAGGTCCCATGCGCCGCTTGATGACTGCAACGGTCCTCGTGTTGATCGCCACGATCGGTAGCTCCGGGATTCTGAGAGCGAAACAAGACGCGAGTCGTCCCACGTACGTTATCCGACTGTCGTTGGCCGAAGAGACTTCCCAACAGACTGACGGAAGACCGGTCATCCGCCGACTTGCTGAGCCGACCATTGCCACGACCGAGAAAACGCCTGCGGAAATTCGCGTCGGGGGCACAAAACAACTGGGCGACGAGTCCATTGACTTCGGCACGCAGGCAAAGATCCGAGTTGAATCAGCAACCAAAGACGCTGTGCGTGTGCGAGGCAAGATCGAAATCTCCAGCATCTCTACGCCATCCACCGATAGCGCCGTCCGGCGCAGCACAACCGTTTACGTTGACCGCTTGATCGCCCTGGGCAAAACGGAGCGGGTGATGATCGACGACAATGATGACAAGCAGAGCTGGTGTGACATCACGGTGAGTGCTTTCGACGATCATCAATGAGTCAGGTGACTTGTCATCGTCGATTCTCCTCTCGCGGCTTCCTGGGAATCGGCGACTCGCCGCT